TGACGTACGTGGCCAACGCTTGGTAAGAACTCGAAATATACCTTTCAAGTTCCACTTCACAGATCTTATCAAGGAACCCAACAATGCCCTCAGTAGTCTTCTCTCGTTTCTCGTATATAACTTTGACCAGAGGACCCATATTGAGATAAATGGAATCGGTATCAGAAGCAATGACATAATCAACCTCGTTAGTTTTCAAAATTTTGTTCATGTATTTGTTCATTCTATTCTCAATCCAGCGAATAGAGAACTGACCGCCTAGCGTTATAGCTTCAGCGTTCTCTAATTTATAATACCTAAAATAGTTGTTTCCGATAGCACCATAAGCACTGTTTAGTTGTATCTTCTTTGCCATCTGTATATTATTACATCTAGATATTTCTCTTTCTAATTCTTTACTAGGGTTCTTCTCGTATGCTTTCTTTGCTTTGATCATCTTCTTCTTGAAGACAACACGTTCACTGTATATCTTGTCCATCAACTTAGGTAGGAACCCTTGTTTCTCTGTAGTAAACATGGCACCATTAGGACACACAGTCACACCATCTAAACCAGATAGGTCTACCTCTTCATTCAGTAACTTATCAACACTTACATTAGGATATCTCTCATCCAGAAGAGTCTCTGGAGATATATTGTACTGCATAATAAGATGAGGATATAGACTATTGAGGTCAAAAGAAACAACCCAGTCGTAGATACCAGGTATAGGTTCTTTGACATACGCTCCTGCATACTTTTCGCTTTTAGATTCATCTTTCTTAGGTGGTATTACAATGCCCTTACGTTTAAGGTCATTATATATTATCATATCCCACATTCTAACCTGATAAAACACGTCTGTAAAGTTAACTTTTGCGTCAAATGCCATAGTCACAGCAAGTTCAATCAACTTCATCTTCTCTTCCAGAGCGTCAACAAGTCTAACGTCTTGGATGTTGTAGTCTACGAATTTATTCCATGCTTTAGTGTAAAAATCTTTGAAGGTATCAAACTCTGAGTGATCTAACTTCTTCTTACCCAGTTCTACTTCACCAATGTAGTCTAGTTTGTATGACTCCTGTGCTTTGTATGTAAACTTACGGTATAAGTCAAGGTAATCTAGGACTGTGACACCACCAATATCATATACAGTATGTGCTCTACCCTGTAGATAAATTTCTTCATTAGTTACTAGACCCCATGGTGATAATTTTTTACATGACTTCTCACCCAGAACTCTGGTAATTCTCTTAGCAAGATATGCTATATCATATAACTGACAGTTCCATCCTGTCACAACTTCTGGTGGATTTGCTGACCAGTATGTTATAAAATGCTGGAGCATATCATACTCATCATTACACTGTACATACTTGACCATCTTGTCATTGTGATGATAAGGACCTACACCGAATGTCAATATCCTTTTAGTAGCATAGTCCTGTAGTGTGATGCAAAGCATCTCCTCATCACATGCCTGTACTGTAGGGAATCCCTTCTCTGATTTGACCTCAATATCAATCGTTACAAGTTTGATCTTGTTGATATCAAATACTATTTCCTTCTCTGGGTATTTGTCAGAGATATATTGATAGATGTATCTGTTGTTTCCAAATATTTCAAATCCTTTTACCTCACCATGTGTCCTATAAAATTCTCTACAGTCTCTTACAGAACCAGGTTTGACACTCTGTACATATTTGCCATCTAATGTTTTATATTTTGTCCTCTTCTTGCTTGGCACAAAAAGTGTAGGGTTATATTTCTCTCTGGTAGTAAACGATTTGCCATCCTCATATCCACGGACGAGAAAATCATTCCCAACCATCTGGACGTTAGTGTAATATCTCATGACGACACTATAGCACGTTCCCGTTCTCTAAACAACCTCACAAAATTATTGAACATGTATTGTATCTCCTCTTTACTCATGTATGGTGGTGGCATGTTTAGATACGAACCTTGATCATCACTTCTCATCTCAACTATCAAATCTTTGTCTATAAATCCTGCATCTACACACATATCCCTTAGTGGTGTACCATGATATGGTGTGTACATGAAGGCATTCGTATCATCACAATGTAATTGTGCTGCTAATTCAACTGACTTCATACAAAGTTCCATAGTCTCATATGGATACCCAATAATAAAATTGCATGTAGTAGATAGTCCTGCTTCTCTTGCAATCCTAAACGCTTCTATCGCTACATCATTATGATATATCCTACCTACAACATCTTTACGGAACTGTGGGTCACCATGCTCTACACCTAGATTCATTTTGATACATCCCAATTCTTTCAGTGTTCTTGCTTGGTAAGGTGTCAATAACTCTGGTCTTGTCTGTGTAAAAAATGGTAGTTTGTATTTACTATACATCGTTGCCCACTTATCAAACTCCCTCTTTGACATAGTGAGAAATGTATCAGTAACTATCCAGAGAACTTCTATATTATGTTTCTCAATAAGGTCTACAAGTTCTCTTTCCTGACTCTCAACAGATCTCTTTCTAAAGAATGCACTGTTAGTTTCTTCTTTGTATATTCCAGCATTGGATGGTGAGTTACAGAACTTACATTTGTATGGACACCCACGCTGTGTTTCTACAGTAGCAATCTTGATTATCTTACCTTGAAATGGTCTGTATAATGATCTCTCATCAAATATTTGATGGTCTGTTGGTGGTAATTCATTGACATCCATTGCCGGTCTCATCGGATTAGGATGTATATTTGCAATATGATGTCCTGTCTTACCTTCACTAATAAGATCCATCAACTCAGGTATTGCTTCATCTCCTTCTCCACGACATATGTAATCCACTTGTCCTTCAAATACTTGAGGAGCATATGTGGCAAAGACACCACCAACAACATTGATAAAATTCACGTCCTCAATCTTAGACATAAAATTTTTCCAAAGGTAATAAGTATCCTCAACAATAGATGAGATAATTACATCTGGTTTGAACTCCAAGACCTTATTTCTCCATGCTGTGTACATGTCGATCTCTTCTAGTTCTAATTTTATATCATCTCTCTCCCACTTATACTCAGGAAACATTCCCCTCTTACTTCTTTCCCTATCTCTATCAGGTCTAGCATGCACATCTTCCTTATCAATAGGATACCATGTGGCATCAAACAGTTCCATGTTATTATAACCAGCACGTTTTAAACAAGCAGATATAATAGCAACACCACCTGGTGGTGTGACTCTCATATGCTGATTAGGATATAACCAAAGTATTCTAAGCTTCTTCTGTGACATTCTTTGCAGTCATCGATTGATATTTGTCTAGCTGCTTTTTGTCGGGTTCTAATATGGTAAGAAAACTATCTGAATGTACCATCATTTCTCTTTGCATAGTGAATGATGGCCATGATTCTAAGAACTCACCTTTGAGTTCAAAAGGATCTATAAGTTTACAGTCTGGTTCACCCATCTCAGACCCTACCTCTTCTAATCTAGAGATAAGAACGAGATTGTTCTTGAATAATATAACCTTTATCATAATAAGGATAGACTTTTGTTCTTCAAGGATAGCATAGAACTACGTACTTTGTCTATGTACCCACTGTTACGTAATTCTTTGAACACAAGATTCTCAAAACCATATTCACCATATCGATCTAGTGATGATGCTCTTGCCATCCTTATTTTATTCACAATTGTTTTCAATGCCTCTGGTTTCTCAGATTTTATTAGTGTGTCTAACTTATTCTTGATGTTATTCACCTTCTTCATCAACTCATTCTCATCAAAGTCATCTTCAAACTTTGTTGGTTCCTGTAACCAGTATCCCTTCAATACACTATACACACCCTGACATTTCTTACGTGTAACACCTGGTCTTTCGATGTATGGTTCTACTGGGACACCATATATCTTTACATCATGAGTCAATTCCCACAATGTCTTCTTATCCATGTAATAATCATCAAGAAATAATGGGTCACACTTTGGAATATAGTTTGTATCTACCACTAGATGCACATCTATATCAGAATATTTTGTATAATTATATCCTGCATTACCACCTAACATAAGCACATCAACTACTGCTCTGTCATTCAGATCTACGTAGTCAGCAAATGCTTTGGCAAAGTTCATAATAGATTTACGAACTTGAGGTCTCAAAGTACCATTTACCCAGAACTTATCATTCAATTCGTCCCTAAAACGCAAAGTCAGACCTGCGGTTTCCCGTAGATCTGACGCTTTTATATGATGTAAGACTTTCTTGTACACTCAATACTACCGTGTTGTAGTATTATTTAGAGCCAGTCTTTACGTTGTTGTCCTTCTGGTAGAACCTTCTTGATCTCTACTAATAGTAGACCATCTTCAAATTTTACATTATCAATCTTAAGTTCCTCAGGTAATGCCCAAGTACGAGTGAATGCTCTTTGTGCTAATCCCTTATGAACATAGTCATGTGCAACACCATCCTCTTTCTTACCTTCTATTGTAAGTTTTCCTTCCTGTGTGAAGACTTTGATGTTGTCTTTCTTGAATCCTGCTAGTGCTACCTCTAACCTATACTGGTTTTCTGATACCTTTATACTATTATAAGGTGGGTAGTTTGTGTTTACGAAGTGTTGATCGAACTCATTGAACCAATCATCAAATCCAATCATGTTTCTTTGTATCTTCTCAAGATACTTCTGTGTATCAGGCACAGACAAAGTTATAGATCCGTTTCCGAACATGGTGACCTCCTAAAGCGTCTAATTGTAATGTCCCCGTAGGCGACAATACTAATTATATAATCAGACATGAAAAAGGGGGTCGTGGAAACCCCCTTTTTGGTAGCGTATATCCGTATGTAGCGTGTCACGCACGAATGGTGACGTTTTTATTTAGTAGTTGTTTTAGTTTTTCCTATGTTATATTTGGTTTCTAACACCCAATCCTTTTTGTTCTTGAATGAGATGACTTTGATTTGATTTAGTGATGACATATTAGATATTGACTCTAATCCAGAGTCAGATATACCTACTAGACCCCAATCGACAAGTAATTTGATTATTCTATTACGTCTTTGTACGTCATTCTCTGTCAAGTTAGCATGTTTGCCATCCAAAGCAAACAATTCCTTGAAGTGTACTATGTAATACCTACCTTGCTTATGCAATATGTGGCATGACTGGTATAGTTTCTTCTCTTTCCTTGATGCCACTCCAATTCTGGTGAGAGTCTCTCGAACCTTCAGAAAATCATCAGGTTCTTTGAGTACTATCTCAACCATTTTATCAGGAGACCAAGCAAATTCGTTTTCAAAAGTCATTTCAATCCTCCGGTATTCAACCGTCGTGTAATAATGTTGAGTTGGTCTTCGGTAAGTAGAGGTAGAACTTGTCTTGCTTTTTCATCACTGTACCCGTAGTATTCCTTCACAATACTAAGGTTAGACAGTTCATCTTTTCTCATCCAAGGAGAAAATCTCTTCTTTTTCCTCAAAGTATATAGTAAAAAGTCGTATTGTAACTTGTTATCTAGATGGGTACTGATGTTCATCTCATTTGCAAACATCAAACTGTCTATCTGACCAGACATACATCTGTTCACGATATAGGGTAAGTATTTTGGTTCAAGTGTAGAGTCATTATCAATAAGATTGGTTTTAGTCTCGTTGATAGACTTCAACCAGTCTTTTAGTTCCATTTTTTTCGCCTAATAATGATGCAATCGTTCTTGTAATCGGGAATAAACTCAATAGGTTCATCATTTTTCCAACACATTTCACTATACAATGAGTTTAGTGTGCCCATGTCATCCCACAGATCATTTACCTCTTCAGACAATAGACCCTCCATAAAAACTTAGTATAACATATATTTACCTATCGAATATCCTTTGTTTGAGTTCCAACGTCCACTTATCGTAATATTTTGTCTTCATCAAGTCCCTTCTTGCCTCCTCTAACTCCTTTCTTTCCTGTACTAAGAGCAATACTTTACCACTATTCATGATTTGACCGTCAATATTCTCTTCTAGTTCAGGGTGATCCTCTAAGAATATAAAATCAGGGTACATGATACCCAATTTCATTGCTAACCACTGTAAATATGCTGCACCATAGTCCTGTAGTACAAATATAACCACCTCTTTCTCCCATGGTTTCATCATATACTCTATAACTGTGAGCATATTCTTGTATTCTACTATCTCTATCTTCTTTCTTTGGAATGCCGACTTAGCAAAGGGACAAGGTGGCATATTATCAAATGATTTGTTCGGTTTTTGTAAAAAATCAAACCAATCTTGGAGTAAATCCTTCATGCTATAAGATCTGAAACATAATTTCTGTCAGGGAAGTAGTCTTTTCGCTCTCCTTCACGAGATAAGTCTGAGGTTACACAATGTAGACCTCCATCCCAGAAGTATCTATGTCTCATATTTACAATGTGTGGAGTGACCCCATGTTTTTCAAAATATTTGAACACTTTCTCGTTATAACCATTACATATGATGTTCTTTTCATCAATAACTAGCATGTTTACATCAAAAACTGACTCCTCAACGTATACTTGCCAGTGTGATAACCAACTATCCATGTATTCTATCAAGTCATCGTTGTCTTCTTCGCCCGCAACGAAGTATTTTCCTCTAGTTTTCTCCTTCATCTTAAGAAAACCATCTACTTTGTCCCAAGACTCCCCTGTTATACTACATATGTCCCAGTCAGGGAATAATTTACTGCAATTTTCGGTGTCTTTTAGTGAAACTACAAGACCTGGTTTGACTACACATGTACTACCATCACTATGTCCTGTGTTAGCGAGGTAATTTATACGATAATCAGGGAATAATCTTCTTAGTTTCCTGTCAAAACTCTTTTGATTGAGTTTATTGATGACATGACAGAAACTAAAATACAAATCTTTACCGATTCTGAACATAGTAGCAGAGTTTATGTACTGATCATATACGATTGGCACATTATTATCCTTCAACCACTGCTCTATAGTAGCATAGGGATAAAATTCACTGTGGTTAGGACACTTATTAGGTGCACCTATCTGCATAGTCTCTGCTTTGACTATCTCATCTATCATATAATCAAAATCTAGACCTGTTAAAATTTTTACCTTATGGTGATATTTCTTTTGAGTGCGAAACTTGAATAATGACATAGATGTAGACAAATTTTTCTGAGGTTCTAGCATATTTTCTAGCATTTTTGCCATAAGTCTCTCACGATGAGTCAAGTCTGACATCTCTGAGTTACATAATCTTTCAAATATTTTTGCTACATCAATGTTCTGCCCATAGTTTCTTGATGGCATGAAGAATGTGCCACCTATCATAGCAGTATAATCTCTTGGAAACATGGGAGGATACTTTGTCACATGTCCTTGACCTTTAGGTTGTTGTTTCTGATCCTTTACATATACCTCTGGGTCTTCACTTATATCTGTTCTCAAAACAGTGACACCAAACTCTTCTAATTTGCTTATTAGTTTCTGATAATCTTCTTCAGTCTCGAATGCAATCTTCTCCATTGCATTACGAACTTTACTATTTTTTATCCTAGAAAAGAAATGCGGTGGGTAGCATCTACCAACCGCACATACCTTCAATGGATCCCAATGTTGATGTACTGATATCATATCATCATCATAGCATGTTGTAGTTCTTTTGCATGTTCTAATTCATCCTGTGCTATCTCTGCTATCTTTTTATCTTCTGGATGATATAGAAGATACTTTGTATATGTCTCATATGCATGCTTCTCTATCTTCATGTTGATGTCATAAGCGTTCTTAGGACTAAGAAGATAGTACCCAACCATAATCCAATAATAAAGTAAAACAAGATGTTTGGCAAAGAAGCGGTCAATCCAATAC